CATCATGACCCACAACCCGCGTTTCATCTCGCCTGAGACCACCGTCTCGGACGCCGTGCTGATCATGCAGCGGCATAAGTTCCGGCACCTGCCGATCATCTCGTCGACATCACAAATACTCGGGGTAGCAAGTTACTCAGAGGAAAGCCTGTAGCCATCAGGTTCTCCCATCATCAAGTATCGCATGTGCAAAAAATGCACGAAAAGTGTGAATTATTTATAAAGAAAATTCACAATTTGAGCGGCGCAGCACAGTGCCTTTGCCGCTTCCTCATTAAAAAGCCCCAAGCTTGTTTCGGCGCTTGGGGCTTTTGCATTTTATACGGATTACCTTCAGCCTTAATCTGACACGAGTTGTCAAATAGGGTAGAGTTCTGTAAATGCAGCCACAAGCAGCCGCTCGCAGCAAATAAAGAGCTGAGCGTGAAATAAATCTTTAGTCAACCACTTCCCTCGCTAAATGGAGCACAACTTGATACTCCAACCGCTGGATCAGCTAGAAAACGGTCATTTGGTAAAGCTGTGCGAAGACGGATGCCCCGAATCCGCAACGCTGGAATTTAAACGAGAACTCCCCGGCAATTCAGATAAAGATAAGCATGAACTTTGTAAGGATGTCGCTGCTTTAGCAAACACCGACGGGGGGGATTTGGTCTATGGCATTGACGAAAAGGATGGAGGCGCTGGTGCCATTTCACCGATCGTTGGCGAGCTTTCCGACGCTGCTGTACGACGTATCGCTCAGATACTAGACGCAACGATCGAGCCAAGGGTCCAGGGGCTAAAGATGCGGCCTATTGACGTCCCCGGAGGCTATGCGCTTGTCGTTCGCGTGCCTGCCTCGTTCGATGGCCCGCACTCCATTCGCGTTAACAACAATAGGCGATTCGTCATGCGCAACGGTACGAACATCACAGACATGTCTTACGATCAATTACGCGCTGCATTTGATCGTACAGCTACGCTTGCGGAGCTCGCACGTCGATTCATTGCGGACCGAGTTCAGCTAATCGCAAATAAAGAGACAACGGCACCGCTCCTCGCCGGACCACAATGGGTGGTGCACCTCGTTCCGATTGCAGGCTTGGCAGGTCGAAAAACCGTTGATTTAAGGACTATCTACACAAAGACTTTTGCAGAATTTCTTGGTCAGAACTGGGGGGGCGGCAGTCGCACGTTCAACTTTGATGGTCTACTTGTTCACCCCGGTGGAAATCAAGATGATGGTTACTATGCCTACAATCACATCTTTCGAAATGGGGCACTAGAAGGCGCGCAACTTGGAGGAGAAACCCGAGAGATTTCGCCAGGAGTCGATAGATCCATCGTCTGGTCCCTGGAAATGTCTAAGTTCTTCCACAATTCAATAACGAAATTCTTAGCATCCGCGAAGAAATGGGGATTTGCCGGCCCTGCAGTTTTGAGTGTCGCCATCCTCAATGTCAAGGGATACGAACTCGGCATAGGTGACGCTTTTTACCGTTCCCGCCGAGTTTCGGCGGACCGACCACACCTGGTGCCACCAGATTTATGGATCGAAGACATTGATGCTATCGACATCGATAGCGCTATTCGGCCTTTGCTGGACACATTGTGGCAAGCATTTGGTGCAGAGCGCTGCCTTGACTTCGATGAAGTGTCTGGTGCCTTTGCTCCCAGAAAGCACTAAAAGTCGTAGTAAATAAACTTCATTGTACCCAATCTGGCCGCACCTAGTTTAGTGCCGGACGGTTGGGTCAGGCGGGAGCTGCCCCCATTGCTGACATACCCTGTCAGTTTGAAACTGAGCCATTACAGATCACCAACTAAACAACGAGCCATCGTCTGCAAGTAGCAAATCGTTGCTCGTGTCACGCTTGGCCTTTGCCGTGACCTTAGCAGTCGCTGCACGACGTTCCGCATACCGCCAATCATAACGATCCTTCATGATTTTCTTCTTGGCGATGTGATCCCACTGCAAGCTGCGGATTACGCGTGTCATTACATGATAGCGTTCGCCAACGACTAGCGCAGTCGTATCGAAGCTGCTCTCCGCTGGAATCTTCCATTTCTCAGATTGTCCATTCCCTGCCAAGTCATAGTAAACCGTCTTGGCAGTGATCTTGGTGATCACGATGTCCAGATTGCGTGCTTTCAGCTTGTCTTTCATTTTCCATTCTCCAGTTAAACGAGCCTTATGTCTCGCGTACATGGTTATTTAACGGAAACCCTCGATTTTGATGAAATAGCGCGAAAAAACTGTCAATCTGGTTCGTTGTGTGTTGGCACTTCGTCAATCTTCGCTTGATGGGCCGTAAACCTGAATGCCTAATAGCGTTACTGCGATGACGCAGCAACTTAACGGAGAACATGAAAATGGCAACCAAAAGCGCAACCAGCAACCCAGCTACCCCAATCAACGAACAAGCTGCGCCAGTTATTGAGCAAGCGGTTTTGAGCTTCCTCGACCAACTGACCACGCTTGCAACTCCGATTACTGACCTGTCGGAAGTTGCGGCTAAAAAAGACCCACTCGTGGCTGCGCGTACCAAGTTCGCTGCAAACTGCGATGAGGCAATCAAGCTGATTAAAGCTTCTGCTGACACTGCCAAGTTCTTCCGCAAGCTTCCAGACGGCTACTTGATCAATTTCCGCAACGGCAACCGCTCCATGGAATTGAATGGAGCTGTTTACTTCAAAGTACCAAATGCAGTTGCGGCTATAAATCTGATTGAAGCTGCCAGGGCAGCAAGTGAAACCGGCGAGTTGGATAAGGCCTTCCGAGATAGCGCACGGGAGCCCAAGAAGCCGAAAACTGAAGCGGCACCAGCAGCCTAATAGTCCAATCGATTAACTGAACAGCGGCGAAAGCCGCTGTTTTCGTTTGGCTAAACAGAATGACACTTGACGTCATTCATTTGTTGATGGCTTGTCAACCTGGCGTTCCAATGTGGTATGGCAGCAGTTAAACCAACCGGGAACAGCAAAATGAACCAAGCACACAACGACCAAGCAGTCTTCCGTGAATACATTGATTACATCGACGTAGGCGCGACGGAAGCCGAAGCGCTAATGCAGGTTGCAACCACCAATGAGCTGACTTGTGGCGACGTATACGATGCATTGCTGCGCGAGGGTTTGCATAACCCATGCGGTTACTCGGACGCCTACTACTAAATAGACTTGGCAGTTTACCGTGTAGGGCACTTGAGAAAGGGATTCCTCAGGTGCCCTTTTTCATGACTATCGCGACCTAAAGGGGACTTGAGAATAAATACCTGACACAACAGGACTCCTTATGACAACCATCACCCTTATCAAGCAACTCAAACATCTACTCAACGGCGCATTGCAGCCTACTCGATTAAAACGCAAACCTAAACCATCAGACTTGTTGGTTGAACCAACTATCGCGATGTCTCCGCTTACCCAGATACAGATCAGCAATGCGGCTCAGCAGCAGGCTTATAATCAGGCGATGCAGCAATACACGGCGAAGATGCACACGGCGAAGATGCACATGGCAATAAAGGCGGCGCAAATCGACAGATTCGCCAGCTACAAGGAGAAGATCATGCCCAAGCTTCAAGAGCAAGGCTATCTGTATTTCCGCGCAGCCAGCAGCACTGATTACCAGATGCACGAAGAATGGTGTCACGAGCATTGCGACTCACCTACGCTGCCACATTGCGATGTCTGGCAGTTTGATGCACAGTACCCACGCGCATTTAAGAATGAAACCGATGCAACGATGTTCGCACTGACGTTCGACACAATCAAGATAGACGCAATTAAATAACGGGTAGTCTCCCAAAACGTAAAAATGCCCGGCACTTGCTGGGCATTTTTTTCTCTGTCACGCCGCATTTGATAACCCGGCACGCAGGCATTAAACTCGCGACCCCACACTCACGAGGCCACTGCCATGCTCCATTTCAGCGTATTCGAAGAAGCACAAAAAATCCGTGATCTACTAATCAGTAATCCTCCACCAACTGCAATGCTATGCAATGACGAAGACCTAAAGGCCTTACCATTCAAGCCAAACGATCTGGGCTTCTTTATCCTTTTGGTACCCGGTAAAAAGAATGCCCTGACCGGTAACTTCACCTATGTGGCAGATGAGCGTATGCGCGATCAAGCACGAGCATTTGTGACTGAGCATACAGTCCAGCAGTTAGATGAACGACTTTTGCTGGTCAGTACGGCCTGCACCTGGGATGTAGTTCCCGGCAAAGTCAAGGAAGCAATCGCATTGGGTTATGGCGCAATGGCTTTCACTACACCTGAACGATTGCAGATACTTGGTGAGAATCCGCAGCACATGAAATGAACAGTCGGGCTGTCGTTGTATCTTGACAAGGTTATTGATTTCTAAATGCCACGGCAGCACACTCCAGACATCTAATAGGGAGGTTTAAATGATTAAACTCGCTTCAACGACATTTGCAGTGCTGGTCGTCGTCTTCATTCGCTTGAGCTTGTTGCCTTCTACGGAAGAAAATAGGACTAATTTGAACATTACAGCCTACTGCCTGTTCATCTGGTTCTGCTTGGTCGGTAGTTACTTTGCATGGAAGCTGCTGCTGATCATGGTTCGTCAACTGGGAGCAGCAATGCGAGGCAAGTAGGCACGTTCGACCCATACCAAGGCCCACAACTAGTGGGCTTTTTTCACGAATAGCATGACTTCCCGGAAAAATCAAGGAGGCAAGGGCGCTGGGTTACGGCGCAATGGCTTTCACTACACTTGAACGCTTGCAGATAGTGGCTGAGAACCCGCTGCACATGCGTTGACTCAGTTTGCGCTATCAAAAAAGAGGCAAAGGCCATGGTCTTTTTGGGGATTTTATCGACTTTTCTTGACTGCAATACTGGTCGGTAGCAGAATGGTAAGGTCCTTTGCGTTCGGGGGGCGTAAGATGAGTACGCTGCTCGTAATCTTTTTACAGGTTCTGACAGTTTACGTCGACATTGGAGAATTGAAAAAATGAATCGAGTTATCGCATTTCTATTATTCAATTTCATTTTTCAATTCTCTGCGTTTGCGGACGAGAAGGCTGTCAAGAAGTATCGAAACTACACTCCTGATCAAATAAAAAGCCTGCCCGAGAAGATCCTCCAAAACGACCTACCTGCTAATTTTCAATTTGCTGCAGAACTGGGACTCACAAAGGGATCGGAGGTTCTATTCGCGATGCAGCTTAATCAACTAATGTATCCTGGGATGGGTGACTATAAGGCGGCTGTCAAAGCATTTCAAATTGATCTTGGGGATGCCCCTTCTGGTCTCCTTACCGTTTCGCAAATCGACAGCCTTGGACAACGTTCAAGTATGCAGAAGCTCTCGCGGATTCTTTTTTCTGCTGAATTCTCGTCACGGAAGAGCAATGATTCTGCCTTTGTCCAAGGAACGATGAAAATTCTGGACGATAAGATTTATCTGCCAATCAACCATGTTAAATTGAGATGTTGGAGACAGGCGAACTATTGCGAGTTCGACCAGATTAGTATTGCAGTTCTAAACAAAGACTCGTGGCCGCAGAGTTATCAAGTGATCGAACATGGCACCGAGTACCTCAAGATCTCACGTTGGGACGAAGACAGTATTGATGCAGTCCCTCAAGAGACCACCACGGTGTGTCGAACTGTTTCATTTAATCTTAATTTTAAAACGAGGGAGTTCTTCTACATAACGCGTAATGGAGGAGGGGACTGCGAAATCCTCGGTACAATACTGGATAAATTGCCTAAGCCTCGCATTTCGCAGATCGTTGATGGAACGAAGATCATAGGAGAAGAATTTGGGCAGATTGAAAAATCCGCCTATGAGATGCTGGCAAGCGACTTTAGAAAAAAGATGGCTAAGATGGTTGCTGAGGAACAAAAAAAGAAGTAAACAGTTTAGTGGTGGGTGAGTAGGCTATGCTGTTAATTCACGCGAGCTAGAATTGCATGATGCCAGTCTTCTGTGAGACAGCTACTACCTAATCTTCAAACCAAGCTTGAATAGTGCCGAGTAAAAACTCAAGAAGACCAATACTACGGTCCAAGTAGTCTTAATCCATTGGCGATTTCCGTTCTTGGTCAGTCTGTAATGTTAACTGGCCTTGCGATGTTGTTTGCCTAATGAGTGGAATTGTTCAATTCGACCATCGCTATCAATTATGAGACTGAAGTAATCGCCATTAAAGAAAACAGCCATTCCGCCCCTTCGTCTGAACGGGGATTTTTCTGTTTTGAAGTGCAGCTCAATTTCATCCGCAATCCGGCTTAACACCTTTTCTATTAAGGCGCTAAGATCTTTCGGTCTGTACGGTAGGACAGTTTTTTCTTCGAATTTTCCAAGTTGGAAGTCGCTGAGGTGGCGCATTGCAATGTGCAGATAAGACCTGAGGTCCCAAAAAATTTGTTTCTTCCCGTGCAAGAGAATTCCCGGTCTAAACTCATTGGCAGACTTTACAATTGCCCTTAAGGCTTCCTCGACAGTGGGGAGCATTGTTTTTGATAACTTTGCCTTCTCCATCTCCGCTGCGACCGCCATTATTGTTTCAGCTCGTTTAATGAATAACAAGTCGACTTTCTCTTTTTCATCGTCTTCAGTTAAGTGATGGTGTTTTGATTTCGCCTTTAGGCGCGCCAGTCCTATGTTAATGTTAATTTTCACATCTTCGAGGGTAAGACGAAGATGTTCCAGGAGACGCCTATCAATGCAACCGTGCTTTCCGAGCAATGTTCCAATCAGTTCCTCTTTTTCGAAGTGAACTAACTCGCAACCTGAGTTATTCTTTGCGACGAGGTAGTTGATAAGTAAATTGCTTTCATCAATGTCAGAGAAGTCAGCCTCGATTTCCACAACGTTCGGTATCTTTTTCTCACCTGACGCGTGTCGCTCGATAGCTCGGGAGTAAGAAAAATACGAAATCTTCTCCAAGTCATTTATCGAAACGCCTTGATACTTCAGTGATTTCTTCTGCTCAATGCTTAGGAAGCGATCTGGAGAGTCAATCCTGAGGATCGATAGATCGGGCAGTGATGTGGAAGGCTCTGCACCTTCCAGGAAGTTTAGGGTGTTGAAGCTGTTGAAGAGTGTCCCGGTAATAACTTGCCCATAGATCAGACTGGTGCCGCTCGCTGATCGGAACTGAAAGCTAGTCATGTAGCCTGTGCGTCCAATCATCTCGTGTAGATCCTGCATGTGAAAAGACGAACCTTCAACTTCAACCGATGAAAATCCGAGGTTTGTTAGGTCCGTTATCTTATAGTCGCCTATCATGCCCACAACCTCCTTTTAAAATTCGCAGCAGAGTCTACTGGATGAGGCTACGCGACCCTGAATTGCTGTAATGCAACAGTCACCAGATCGATTGAACATAACTCAGCTACCCTGTGTCGAATTATGCCGTTTGACGCAGCCAGTGACGTCTGGAGACGCCGTATGACGTGTTGCGAGCCCACTAACCCTGTCGTAGGCTATCGGGGCAGCGGATGCAGCACTGTTCTAGTTCCAGTACTAGAACTGGATTTTGTACATTATTTGCACACGACAGACCATCGTCATGTAGGTGCTTGATAGCAAAGGCATTCTGGCGAGGTCAGTAATACTAACCTTATTGCGCAGGTCAGCTTGCAGCACAGTCGAGTCACGTATGCTCATGTTTCTTCTGATGTTCCTGCACTTATTCACATTTTTGATCCAGCCTGTGAATAACTCCCCATACCTCGATCCCGAAAATGACATGCTGCACTGCTTAGCTGCTAGGCGGTAGGTGGCATCAACCAAAAAATCGACCTATCCTGCGGCCAAAAAGTGTACAACGTAGTAGAAGAAGGATAAACCAAAATTGAATTGATTGAATTGATTGGGTTAAATTGATTGGATTGGATTGATTTACTTCCTGTGTCGGATCAATCCATCATTTTCATCTGGCGTCTACGGATCAGGACTTTACCTTCGCGGTTTGCAAGTCTGCTCCAGATGCGATCAGCTCCTTTACCCATCCCGGCTGACGACCACGACCAGACCATTCTTGCGAGCTATCACGGGGATTGCGGTATTGCACGGCGACTTTGCCAGTAGGCTTGCGAACGACACTGCCAGTACCGATCAAGACTTTGAGTGGTATACCGAGTCGGTGAGCGATTGCGTAGATTTCATTGCGGGCTGCGTCAACATCTGCCTTCGCCCGCTTCTTTTCTTCCTCCGTTACCCGTACAGACAAATCCCGCAGTTCGGCCAAGCTCAGTTTCGACAAATCCATTTACAACCTCCTAGTGAAATTAACCATAATGATGGCACACATTGGCCGCGACATACAAAGAAACGTCACGTTCTAAACTTAGGCGGTGGTTTGCCTGCTGCTGCACGATTTTTTATCAGCATCTTGCGCTTGTAAGCCTTCCAACTCTGCCCCATTCGACCATCATTCCTGCGTTTCCACTCACGTTCAGTGCGGTTCAGCATTGGCATCCATCTAGGGTTCGGTCCAATACTTGCGAAATGCATGGGACTAGCTATCTCTGCTTTCCAGCGGTCGATGATGTCCTGAAAGGGCAGAGACAGTTTGTTCCAATAGCCAGATTTCCAAGCTGCTTCAAACATCGCCAGCAGCATCAATTCCCGTTGTCTCGCTTCCTGTTCTCTTTTCCAGAAGCCATCACTGAATAAGTCAGTTGGCAGTCCCAGGTCACGTAACCGGGTCATGTTTTGCATCCGCACGCTGCGCAATGCGCGTCTATCGCCTTCCTTCATAGGTTCCTCCTAAATAGCTCGTGGCTCCAGGTGAGCCGATGAGGTATTTACATGGAAGACAGCAATAAACCGACCAATGCGGTCGCGGAAATCAGCGCCGAGACGCTGACCAAGCTTGCAAGCCGAGAAGAAGACATTCGCCAGAGCGGATTGATCGACATCTTCGAACAGCACTTGCCAGCCATTCCCCAAGATTACGTGTTCAAGAACCGGGATCGGCAATTTGTCGCGGATGCACTCAATGTCGCGTTTGACCTGATTGGTGGCATCCCGCGTCTTGCGCAGTACGGCCATGAAAACCCGGGTGAGTTCTACAAGCTTTACGCCCGTCTATTGCCAGAAGCCGAGAAGAAAGACTCAGGCCCGGCAGTCGTGCAGGTATTCCACAACGTGCCTGCGTCCCCGCTCGACATGGGCGATGTCCTGGACATGGACGATGACGAAGATGAGTAACGGCGTTCAGACCGTCCATCTCCCATACGTTCCTCGCCCAGCATTCCTACCTTTCCATAATCGCAGCAAGCGCAAGACGGTAATCGTCGCCCATCGCCGTGCCGGTAAGACGTACAGCGTTATTCAGGACTTGGTTGCTCGTGCGCTCAACTTCCAGAAGAAAAACGGTAAGACCGGCAAGTTGTTCAGCAAGCCCATCTTCGCCTATCTGTGTCCGTACAAGGGGCAGGCCAAGAAGGTTGCTTGGGAATACCTGATCGAGTTCACGAAGGCGATACCTGGCATCAAGAAGAACGAGACTGAACTGTGGATTGAAATCCCAACGGTTACTGGCGACAAGGCCCGCATCTTCCTCGCCGGCGCTGACAACCCAGATAACTTGCGTGGTCTGTACTTCGATGGCGTCGTGCTTGATGAATACGGCGACATGAAGCCAGAGGTCTACAGCACCGTCATCCGTCCGGCGCTTTCCGACCGTCTGGGCTGGGTCGTGTTCATGGGCACGCCGAAGGGCAAGAACGACTTCTATAAACGCTGGCAGCTCGCCCAGCAAAAGCCCAACGAATACTTTTCCATCTGCCTAAAGGCCAGCGATAGCGGCATTCTGGACCCGCGAGAAATCGAAGACATGAAGTCGGAGATGGAAGTCGAGGAATGGGAGCAAGAGCTTGAATGTTCGTTTGATGCCGCGTTTCGTGGGTCGTTCTACGGCAAGCACCTTGCAGTCGCGCAATCACAGAACAGGTTCCGCAGTCTGATCGATAAGCAATGCCCATACGGGTATGTGGTTGATGAGCCTGTGTCACTTGCGATGGACTTGGGCCGTGCTGATGCGGCTGTTATCTGGTTCTGGCAAGTGATCAACGGCGAAGTGCGTTTCTTCGACTACTGGGAGCAAAGCGGGTTCGATGCCGAAGAGGTATGCGACATGCTCGCGCTTAAGCCGTACACATACGAGGCTGTCTGGCTTCCGCATGATGCCAAGCACCGGACGTTTCAGACCAAGCAGTCTGTCATCGACACCTTCATGGCTCATAACCTGCCCGCACGCATTGCACCAGACCCAGACGCGGGCCGCCGCATCATGCACGGCATTGACGCGGTACGAAAATTCCTGCGACTCGGCAACTTCGCCATCGATTCCGACAGATGCCATCGCGGCATCGAGGCATTGAAAAATTACTCAAGAAAATTCAACCGTACCTCCAACACGTTTGGCAGCGATGCCGACCACAACGAGTGGTCACATGGTGCCGATGCCTTCCGCTACGCCGTGCTGTCGATCAGTGACGACGACATTGGACGTTCAATCGAGCGGGCGCGTGATCGCCAGTACCGCATTGAAAATCCCAATCAAGTAAATACCAGACGCATGACCTTTGACGAGGCGTTAGCTGATCGTGACCGCCAGCTTGCAGCCCGATCAAACAATTTAAGTCGAGCATACGACTAAGACATTAAGTGCGCGCAAGACGCACGGAGACAAGATGATCACCGATAACGATAACGAAGGGATGGACAGCGGCGTCAGCGAAGAGCCGTTTGACCGCGATCCAGTCCTCACGCAATACCAGACTGAATCCGAGCAGGACAAGTGGCAAAAGGCATTGGAGGCATGCCGCAAGGAGCGCAAAAGCTTCAATGAGGAAGCGGTCAAATCGCTGAACCGCTACGGCGATGTGCGTAAGGATGGCTTCGCCAATTCCAAAATGTACAACATCTACTTCATGAACACGGACATCAAGCTTGCCGCCTTGTATGCGAAAACGCCGAAGCCCGACATCAAGCGCCGCAATGACGACAGCCAGGATGACGTGTCGCGTGTCGCTGCCTTGATCCTACAGCGCAATCTCAGCTACGAAATGGATAACTGCAATTTCGACGACACGTTCAAACAGGTGCTGTTCGATAACGTGGTAACAGGCATTGGCGTTAGCTGGTTGCGACTTGAACAGGAAGAGCAGCATCAGCCCGATGTTATTGATCCGACGACCGGTATGTTGATGCCGCAGCCGCCAATGGTCACGCATCAGGAAGCATGTACGGATTACGTGGCGTGGGATGACTTCTTCTGGAGTCCCTGCAAAGTGTGGAGCTTGTGCAGTTGGGTTGCTCGTCGTATCCCGATGACTAGGGAAGCCATCAAGGCGCGCTTCGGCGATAAGGTCGATGACGCCATCATGAAGGAGATCGCGTATAGCACCAAGTCGGAATCGCAGGATTCCAGCAAGGCGAAACTGAATCCGCAAAACCAGACCGAGCCGACTGCTGACGTGTACGAAATCTGGGACAAGCAGCGCGAGTTGATTTTCTGGATTACCGAATCGTCACCAGTGCCCTTGGATGTGCAGGAAGACACGACCAACTTTGAAGGATTCTATCCGACACCGATGCCGCCGCTTGGTCGCTTCACCACGTCCAATACCATTCCGATCAGCGACTACCATCTGGTCAAGGGCAAGTATGCGGAACTGGATGAGTTGAACCAGCGCAGCACGGCATTGACGAAAGCCCTTGGTGTGCGATTTGTGTACGACGCCGCTAGCCCCGAAATAAAAGAGCTGTACACGAGCGTTGCGGAGAACTCCGGTATCGGCGTCAAGAACTGGGCGTCATTCGCAGGCGACAAGGGCGGTTTGGCTGGCAGCATCCAATTCGCCCCGCTGGATCAGATCGCCAGCACGTCAGCTATCGCCACACAGCAGATCGAGCAGATCAAGGCCCAGATTTACGAGGTTGAAGGCATCAGCGACATCATGCGCGGCCAAGCCACGCCGTATGAAACAGCGACCGCCACAACGGCAAAAAGCCAGCAGTCGTTTGGCCGCTTTGCTGGTCGTCAGGCCGATGTCGCAACCTACGTGGCGAAGCTACTGCGCCTCAAAGCACACCTGATGTGCAAATTCCACGATCCAGCTTTGTTGGCAAAGCGCGCCATGCCGCTGTCGCCAGTCGATCAGCAATTCATCGGTCCTGCGCTACAGCTTTTACAAGATGAGCAGATGAGCAGCTTCCTATTGAGCGTCAGCGTGGACAGCTTACAGCTCGATAACTGGAACACCGAAAAGGCAGAGCGTAGCGCATCGCTTCAGGCAATCACTGGCCTGTTGGGTCAGATTCTTCCGGCTGTTCAACATACGCCTGAAATTGCACCGTTCGGCCTTGAGATGATCAAGTGGGCTGTTAGTGGCTTCAAGGGCGCACAGCCGATTGAAGGCATGATCGCTCAGACCTTACAGCAACTCATGCAGGCTAAACAGCCAGGCGCTCAAGGTCAGGGCGCACCTAAGCCGCCATCACCTGACGAAGCCAAGGCACAAGCGATCACGCAAAAAGCGCAGATCGATTTGCAGATCTCGCAGATGCAAGAGCAGACCAAAATCCAGATCGCGCAGATGCAGGCCCAGCTCAAGCAGCAGGAAATGCAATTGGCGCAGATGCAGAACGAGCGCGACAGCCAATTACGCGAAACCCAAGTGCAGCTTCGCCAAGGCGAGTTGGCCGCAAAGGTCGCTCATGAACAAGCCGCAACGATCCTGACCCACTCGGCAGCGCTCATGAATTCCAAACCACCATTTACAGGCCAGTAAGCGATGCCCACCTATGTATCACGATGCCATACATGCGACGAATCGTATGACTACATTCGCAAGGTCGCTGACCGACACCAAACGCCTGAATGCTGCGGCGTCCCGACTGTAATGGGCCTTACCACACCGGCCATTGGCGCGATGTCGTTTAGTGGTCACAAGGGCTTTCACATGCCAGATGGGAAGCAGGGCGGCAGGGGCACTTGGATCGAATCTGGCAACGACTATAAGAAGTACCTGCGTGACAACAATAAGCTACCAGCTCACGAAGCGGAATCGGAAGCCAAACTTCAAAAGAAGAACATTGCAGCAGCCGACGATAAAAAACGCCGTGATGCAGTAATCAAAGTCGTGACGCAGCAAGCGCCTTAAATAAGTGCGTTCACATAGTGTGAGCAAATAACAATACGAGAGACACCATGGAAGACCAAAACATTAACGGCGTCGAGCCTAATGATGAGATCACGACCAACGTCCCAGAAGTAGCAGAAATCGAAGTAGCTGCGCCGGAAGTCGTTGAGTCGCCTGAACCGAAAAATCTGCGCGATGCGGTGATGAAGGCATTTGAAAAAAACTCGGATAAAGAAGTCGCGACGGCGGATGCCGCAAGCGCCGAACCCGCAAAAGAAGTAGACCCGATTAGCGGTCGCGAGATTGAACCGATTCGCGCACCTAGCACCATGACGCCGACCTTGCGTGAGAAGTGGGGCACAGTCCCCCGTGAATACCAGAAATTCTGGGTTGACCGCGAACGCGACATGCAGGTAAAGCTTCAAGAGACAGCCGACCAACGCAAGCTGGCGAAGGACTTTCATCAGGCCGCCGAACCGTATCAAGATACGTTCCGTCAAAATGGCGTTAGCGCGGTTGAACATGCAAAGGACTTATTCAGCATGTCTCACCAACTGCACACTGGCAGCGCCCAACAAAAGGCGCAGATCATTCACAAGCTGATGGTGCAATTCCAGCCAGACGCGCAAACATTAAGTCATCTGTTTAACGGCGGCCAAGTCCAGCAGGTCCAACCTGCACAGCCAGCTCCAAGTGTTGATGAGCTGGTTAATCAGCGCCTTCAAGCCCGCGAGATAGAACAGCAGCAAGCCGCCATCCAAGCTTCCATTGATCAGTTCAAAGCTGATCCCCGTTATGAGTTCACGGACGACCTGGGCGAGTTGATGGGCAAAGCGATTGAAGCTGGCTTTGTAACAGGTAACGACTTCCCTACATTGTTCCGTAATGCATACGAATTCGCAGCGAACCAACATCCCGAAGTGAAGCAGATTTTAGCCAATCGCGCCGCTGATTTGTCGGTTCAACCGACAACCGTTAAAGCGAAAGCAGTTCAAAGCGTCAAGCCCTCGCTCGCATCTAATGGCCGAGGCGGTCAGACACAACCACGTCCAAAGAGTTTACGGGAAGCGGCAGAACTGGCTTGGAATAAGCACACTGGTGAATAGAAGCCATTTGGCTAAATAGATAAAAATTACAAACACACGAAGGGGATTGACCAATGACTGTTTCGCTTTTCTCTTTGACTGTGGCGCGAGGTGCCGAAGTGCCAGTTGTCGATCCTAGATTGACAGCACACATCGAATACTCATCGCGTGTCGATAACCAAGACCAAGGTCCAGCCGAGCAAGCTGATCAAACCGCCGACACAAATGCTCTGGATGCGCATCCAGACAACACGAGTGAAAGCGGCCAGACAGATGTAACAGCAACCGCAGGTGATGAATAAAGACTCGATTAGAAACGGTCGCTTCGTCTACTAAGGACAATAAAAATGGCATTTCCAAATCTTAGTGACCTCGCGGCAACCACCATCGAATACCGTTCGAAGGACATCGCCGATAACGTCACACAACATAACGCCGCACTTCTGGCAATGAAGAAAAGTGGTGGCTTCGCTACCTTTGATGGTGGTACTTACATCAACGAAAACCTGTCGTTCGCAGAAAACGGCAACGGTGGTTCGTATAGTGGTTATGACACACTGCCAACAGGCGCCGCTGACGTAATCTCAGCAGCCCAATACGGTTTCGCGCAGTACGCGGTGCCAGTGACCTTCTCAGGTCGTGAAACATTGATCAACAGCGGCAAAGAGGCATTGATCGACCTCGTAGAGGCGCGCGTCAAGGTCGCTGAAGCAACGATGCAAAATCGGCTGAACCAACACTTCTATCTGGATGGTACGGGCAACAGCGGCAAGAACATCACCGGCCTGGCTGCTGCTATCCCGCTGGCGAATACCCTTGGCACCTACGGCGGCATCAGTCGCGTTACGTCAACCTTCTGGCGCAATCAGAAGTATCAAGCTTCGGTAGATGGTGGCGCAGCAGCGACTACCGGCACTGCGTTGATCAATCAGTGGAACACTTTCGTTCTGAGCATGACACGTGGCACGGATCGTCCGAAAATCATCTTGGCATCGCCAACCGTGTACTCCCTGTTCCAATCAGGTCTGCAAGTCATGCAGCGTGTTTCTGATTCGAGCATGGCTGACGCCGGTTTCGTGACTACCCAGTTCCAGAACATCCCGGTCGTTTTCGACACGAATGCTGCTGGTATTGGCGCGCAGTCTGCTTACTTCTTGAATACCGACTACATGAAATGGCGCACCCACAAGGATCGCAACATGATCGCTTTGGACGACAAAAATGCAGTCAATCAGGATAGCACTGTCAAGACCTTGGTATGGGCAGGTAACTTGACCATGAGTGGTCCGCAGTTTTCAGGTATCTACAGCAATACGTAATCTGTTTTGAACTAACAAGAAGGCTCCTTCAACGAGGAGCCTTTTTTATCACTTCATAGGAATTGCTGTTTGTGGCCGGTGCCACCGTCGGCTTCCGCCCTAAGCAGACCTCCAGGGCTGTGTTTGAATACTGCTTCGCTGCCGCGTGAACCGCAGCTACAGTACATGGCTAAAGAGCGACAACTACTACGCGCCAACCGTTAGCGTCCTTACTGACATGTAGGTCCTGAAGCGACGTTATTCCCTCCGGGGAACGGCAAGTTTCAGTCACCTTCACCAGAGTCTCGGAAACTTGCTCCGGCCTACTCAATGAACATTTGAACGACGTGAAATCAGGAAACCCTTCTTTGTCGATTTGCTTGCGGAACGAAAGCTCTAGCACCTCGGCCATTTGCTTCAAAACCTCTGCATCACGCGCAAGCTCCGGTTGTATACGCAACAGCATGTACCTTGCCTCTGCATTGAAGTTCTTGGCAGCTACAGCATCCTCAATGCTCTTATTTGCGTAAGCTGCTTCCAATGCTTTAACAGCTCCTTCGGGCGTGGTGAAATCAGGTGCTGCCGTGGCCATAGGAATAACTCCAATGAAAAGTAAGGTCGGGAAAAGTTTTCGCATAGCAGTGGTGCCTAAAAAATTAATAAACCAACTCGACGTCAGGCCGCAGGCTAAGAGTCCGCTTCTGGCCGAAAGCGGCAATCACTCGACTCTAACTCATCCAGGTGTAGTTGTCATCCCAGTCATGGGCATCCTCCTGCTAAATACCACAGCAGGGCAATGACGCCACTGCTGTTTGCCACCAGATCGGAGAGCCGCGATAACAAGCGTTACTCGCTCCATCATGGCAGGAGATTCCAATGAGTACAGACAATACCCAAGACCAGATCAACCTTGATGTAGCCATCGCCAATCAGGGTGGCATCAACCGATTCGCAGAAGAAGAAACACGCGGCGTTCGTGATCCACGAACTGGCCGACTGATGAAGCACACAGACTACGGCGACGACACGGGGCTGAACGTGAAATTCACCGTCGAATCGGTGTTTTCCAAGCGCGAGACGTATTTTGCTGGCGGCGTGCCCAAGTACATCGACATGGATTTCATCACGATCACGATACCGGGCAATCGCGATCTGATCGTGCATGCGCCAGTGACCGACTTCTACGAATGGCGTTTTCCTTTGGAGTACGCGCAGTTTAAGCAAGGGCAAAGCGCGGTCGTGATGGGGACTCCATTGGACTTGTGGCCAGCTATGCAGCCGGCGCAAATCGCTGAGTTGAAGCATCACGGCATTCGTACGGTTGAACAGCTTGCCGACCTCTCGGACAGTTCAAGCGGCGTGTTGCGCGGCTTCTACGCCTGGAAGCACAAGGCCAAGCAGTTTTTGGAAGATGCGAAAGACAAGAATTCTACCGCTGTAGTGCGCGCCCAGATGGAAGAACAGGAAGCACGCCACAAGGCCGAACTCAAGGCGATGGAAGATCGCTTCGCTGCCATGTTGGCGCAAGCGCTCCCGAAAGAGTCCAAGAAGGCAAAACCAAATGAAGACGGCATCAACTAAATAAGGATTTAACGAGGCGACACAACGACATGGTTCAGAAGACCCTTTTAGAGATCGCGAAGACGATCACCACTGAACTTGGATTTCCCGCACCGACAACTGTTGTGTCGTCTACCGATACCAACATCTTGAAGCTGCTTGGCATGATCCAAGCCACTTGCGATGACTTGCTTCGCGAGTTCGATTGGCAGGTTTTACAGAAGAGCTACACATTTACCACTACTCTCGGAGTTGATAACTACCCGTTTCCAACTGACGAAGAGCGCTTCATCGGCAGTACGTTCTTTGACCAGAATAATCGCTGGCCGATGATGGGGCCATTGACCGGACCTGAGTGGGAACAGGTCAAGGTATCGCAACTGGCATCAAGCCCATTTGTTCGTTATCGAATAATGAACAACAGGATGTTCCTGTATCCCGTACCCGGATCGACGCCCTACACATTCGTCTACGAGTACATCAGCAATGCGTATTGCACCAGCAGCGCCGGTGTTCCTCAAAGCGCATTCCAGCAGGACAGTGACAAGGTCGTCCTTGACCATCGTTGCGTGACCTATGGCGCAAAGCTGAAATGGCTTGCAAGCGTGAACATGGATACGACGGCAGCATTGGTCGATTACGCCCGCGCTTTGGAATACGCGAAAAGCACTGACACCGCGCCTCGCCGTTTAAACATCGGCGGTGGCACTGGTGGCATTCCGTTGCTCTCGACTGCCAACATTCCAGATACGGGCTTTGGTGTGTAATGGGCAAAACATCATTCACGCCGCAACAGCGCACGGCGCAAAACGTGCGTATGCCCGCGCCATTCCGAGGTATCAACACGCTCGATCCGTTGTCCGCAATGGACCCGAGCTACGGCCTAAGCATTCAGAATTTCATCGCCACCAATCAAGGCTTGGCCGTGCGCCAAGGCTATCGCAAGTGGGCAACAGGTCTGCCAACTTCCGTCACAAGCCTGCTGTCGTATCACACCCGTAACAGCGGTTCGAACAAATTGTTTGCGGTCTCTGGTGGCGGCATCTACGACGTAACCAGCGGCGGGGTGGTTGGCACACCTGCTGTATCTGGCCTCAGCACGACCAACACCTATTGGCAGAGCGTCGTTCAGACGTACACCACGGCATCAACGAGCGTTCTAGTAGCTGTTAATGGTGCTGATTCGCCACGTATCTACGACGGCACAAGCTGGGCAGCTTGCACTCAGGTGGCTAGTCCTGCGGGAGTAGGGCAGTTCTCAGTGAACGACAACAATGGCACCTCCGTCAGCATCAACAACTTTGTTGATGTCCTGCTGCATCAGCAGCGCCTTTGGTTCGTCGCGAACAACACGACAAAAGGCTACTACTGCGACATCGCCCAGATCGGCGGAACGCTCTATCCGTTCGACTTCGGGCCGTTCTTCCCAAACGGCGGCAAGCTGTTCAAGCTCGCAACTTGGACGATGGATAGCGGCGGATCAAGTGGTACGCAAGCCATGCTGGTTGCCTTATCAGACAAGGGCGACGTGGCAGTTTTTCAGGGTACAAGCCCTAGCTCCGCTACTACGTGGAGCATGATCGGAACATACAAAATTGGTTCGCCAATCGGTCGCCGCTGCACTGCCCAGTACGCAGGTGACTTGCTCGTTCTGACGCAAGACGGCCTGTATCCGATGAGCCGATACATGCAAAGCGCCCGGGTGGATAACACGGACGCCTTCACGTACAAGATTTCACCAACTGTCAGCAATTTGGTTGCGGCTCTTGCGAATACACCTGGCTTCGAGGCCGCCGTGTATCCAGGTGCGAACGTCATGCTGCTGAATGTGCCGCAAAGCCTGCAATCCAATAATTTCCAGTTCTGCTTCGATACGATCACCAAAGGCTGGACGCAGTTTACCGGCTGGCCTGCACAGTGCTACGGCCTGTTCAACGACGCGTTCTACTTCGGCGGCACAGATTTCGTGGCGCTCGCATTCATCGGTTACAAAGACGGCGCTGACATCAACGGCGCTGGAGGAAACAACATCGTTGCCACGGCGATGACCGCGTTCACGACCATGGACGAGGCCTTTGGTAGCGGAGTAGTCAAACACGTAAAGCAAGTGCAGCCCTTCATCGTGACGGGCAGCGCCAATCCAAGCATCTATGTCGGCGTCAATACGGACTTCAATCTGACCCCGATTGTCGGCAGTGCGACTGTCAATCCTGCCACAGGTGCAGTCTGGGATAGCGCCAAATGGGACGATCCGAACACGACTTGGGTCGGCAATCTCACGACCTTCAATCGTTGGTCCGGTGTCTCCGCTTACCCAGGCTCATACATCGCGGTCACGCTTTCCATCGGTGCGACTACTGACACGCTTTGGAGTGCCACCAACCTACTGGTTGCACCTGGAGGGCCGTTCGCCTAATGAGTAAACGATTGATCATTACCGACCAGCGGCATGCGCCGTTGTTCCTGAAATGGATGCAGGAGCGCATTGGCTGTGTCGGCGACTTCAATGCGAGCGAGTGCAGGACGATTGCCCACGTGATTCTGCATGAGGATCGACCACTGGAAATTCTCGCTGTCGTTGCCATCAACCGATGGAGTCCCTTCGCCTGCGAGGGGAACATTGCAAGCAATGGCTCACGCCGCTGGCTTAATCGCGACTTCGCATTCACGGTCTACGACTTCGTTTTCCGTCATGCAGGAAAAAGCCGCTTCAACTTTACGGTGTCGGTGGATAACACGGCGGCGATCACGATGCACGAGAAATTAGGTCACGTCTTTGCCGCGCGTCTTCCAGATGCGTTTGGCGAAGACAAGGATGCGTTGATCTACGGATTGACGCGAAAACAATGGTTGGCTGGCCCATGGTCAAAGCCTTCAAAACATCAGGAAAAATGAAATGGGTCAAGGCACATCACCACCACCAGTAGCACCGGCAGCACCAGCGGCACCGGCAACAGGTGCAGCACCAAATTCGTCGGCATTGAGCGACAACCAACTGAAGGCGATAACGATGCTCATGTCGCAATTGGGTAAAGGCGGATCGGCTTTACCTGCGGGATCGCAGCAGCAAATTCGACCCGCCATGCAAACGCAAACAATTCAAGGCGGCACGGTTTTCAATCCGAATCAGCAGCGTTAATTCATTCGTCGGCAACGACAGAAAGGAGTGTCATCACTCGCTAAATAGCAACTGAACACACATTATGGAAGGACGCGCAGATGTCCAAAGGATCAGCACCACCAGCACCGGATTACACAGGTGCAGCGCAAGCGACTGCCGCAGGTAACGCACAGAATTTAAACGCGCAAACATACGCAAACCGACCGGATCAAATTACTCCGTGGGGTTCTTCGACATGGGCATCAACTTCGGATAGTGCTGCCTACAACACGGCGCTCGCGAACTGGCAAGCGTCAGGTTCTGACCCGAAGACCAGACCGGATGCGAACACGTACACGAAGTGGACAAATACCACTACGCTGACGCCAGCGGAGCAAGCTGCGTTGAACGACCAGCAGAAAATCCAGCAAAACCAATCGTCTTTGGCAACGAACCTGCAAGGGCAAGTCGCAAGCACGATGGCACATGGCTTTAATGCGCCTGACATGTCTTCGTACTTGAGTGGCGTGCCGGGCATCAGCACCAATTTCCAAGGCTTCAATCCCTCGGCATCTAGTGTTGGCGCTGTCAATCAGACGCAATACGATCCGTCGAGCTATACCGGCGCATACAAGGGACTGAACCAGAACTTCACGTCTAGCGCCAAGCCCTTGCAAAGTTCGGTATCCAGCGCACCTGTGCAGACTGATCCGAACGCGTACACGTCGGCGGCAGGCAGCGTCAATTTGAACGCGCCGAAGTTCGATCAAGCGACAGCAGATGCGGGAACCCAAGCAGCCTACAAGGCATCGACTGGCTTGCTCACCGATGGATGGCAGCAAGACCAAAACAATCTCGATTCCAAGCTGCGCATGCAGGGTCTGACGCCAGGAACTGAAGCCTACAACAACGCGATGCAGAACACATTGCGCGTGCAAGGCCAGCAGCAAGATCAATTAGCTAATCAAGCTGTCCTTACCGGCAACCAGCTTGCCAACACCAATTACGCGTCGGCGTTGGCAGGTTATGGGGCAGGGAATGCAGCGCAGAATCAAGCCTACTCGCAAGGCCTTAGCAGCTTCGGCGCAGCCAATACGGCAGCAGGTCAGCAGTACAGCCAGAACATGGGTAATGCGACGTTGAATAATACTGCTGCTGCGCAGCAGTATAGTCAAGACCTGTCGAAGTTCAATGCCAACAATTCAGCGGCAACGCAAAGCCTTAGCAATGGCCTAGCGCAGAACCAAGCAGCCTTGCAAAACCAAGCTGCATACAACACCGCAGCCGGCCAAGCCTATAGTCAGGCACTCGGCACCTATGGCACGAATCAGCAAGCGATACAAAACAGCAATGCCGCGCAGCAGCAGTCGTATGCGCAGGCGATGCAGCAATACACGACGGCCTATCAGAATCAGTACCAGAATTACTTGCAGCCGCTGAACAGCATGAATGCGGTTCTGACAGGGCAGCAAGTCAACAGTCCATCAATGCCTGCCTTTACCGCAGCGGGTTACACGCCGGGTGTGGATTACACGGGTGCGGCAGGTGCGGCAGGACAGTACGCGTCTGGCGTCGCAGCACAAAACAGTGCGAACGCGAGTTCGACCATGGGCACAGTCGGCGCGCTCGGCATGGCAGCGGCTGTCGCATTCTAATGGCTAACGTAGATTTCAACTCCGTGATCGATGCGCATAAGCGCATTGCTGTTCAGTTCAGCGGTGGCCGCGACAGCCTAGCTTTGCTGCTTGCCTTGCGCCCGTATTGGGATCGCATCACGGTCTACTACACGAACAGCGGTGACGCGTATCCAGAAACAATGGCGCTCATCGATGCGGTGAAAACTGTAGTGCCGCGTTTCGTTGAAATTATGGGGCGTGTCAACGAGGTTCACGAGCAGATGGGCTGGCCGAGTGATGTCATGCAACCGGGTACAGGCTTCCAGTTTGCCCGCGATGACATCGACGGCTACGTGCCATTGATCGACCGCCACAACTGCTGCTTCCACTCGATTATGGTTCCCATGCACGAGCGCATGAAGGCAGACGGCATCACGTTGCTGATGCGCGGGCAGCGAGACCAAGATAGCACCAAAAGCCACGTCGTGAATGGATCGGTAATCGAAGGCATCCAACTGCTATTCCCGATAGCCCATTGGACAACGGCAGATGTCGAAAAGTGCATTGCCGATCACGGTATCCCTTTGCCGCCGTTCTATGCCGCAGGCATGACCTCGACGCCCGACTGCATGCGTTGCACTGCATGGCTTGAGCATGGTGCCCATAAATACCTAGCAGTGAACCATCCAGAAGTCGCTTCCGAAGTGAATGCGCGTCTGAAGAAAATTAAAGTGATCGTGGAGCCGTTTATTCGTCGTCTCAACGAAGCACAGGAGACATTGAATGACAAATAACTGGTTCGGCGGTTCGTCAACGCCATCTGATCCAAGCACCTTTAATTACGACATTGAAACGCAAAAGCTGGCACGCCAGCGGCAAGCTGCTCAGGCGTTACAGGCATTGGCCGCGCAGTCCAATCAAGGGCAATTCATCAAGAGCGGCGATTTTACTGGCTTCGCAGGCGGCAATACCGCCGGTTCGACACTAGCCCGCATCCTTGCGTCTGTTCTGGGTGCCAACGCCAATAGTGAAGCTGATGACAAACAGAAGCAACTCGCGCAAGATTCGCAAGATGCTTTGACCTGGGCGATGGACCCGAAGAATTCACTAGCCGGTCAACGCGCTGCCGCAGCACAGGCTAAATCGGAAAGCGATGAGGAGCTTCAACGCGAAGCAAGCCGCACGATTCAAGGTGGCGAGCGCATCGACCCGAATGCGGATCAATCACCCGACGTACAGACCTTCGCAGTTGCTACGCCGACGACGACGACAATCCCACTCGCGCAAGCAGCCGCTAAGGCACTTGGATCGATGCAAGGTGCTGCGTCGTCAGGTGCTTCGCCATCTGGTGCAGCTATTCCCGCTGCGAATGCGCCGACAGGCCCAACGCAGTCAGTGACAGGTGGCCCGCAAAGTTTCGGATCAGGTGGCGGTGTGTCGCGCAAGCTTGGCTCACCGACTAAGCTGCCGACTGGTGCAAGTGGTAGCCTAAGTCCAAGCGACATCGCCTTCGCTGCAAAATTATTCGGTGGTGGTTCGCCATCGCCAGCTCCGGCCCTAGCAGGCAATGTACCTGGCACGTCACAGAACGTCACTGGTGCGACTGGGCCTACACCGTCAGCACCTGCGATGCCTCCAATGCCGCAACAGAGCCAATCGCCTGTGCCGCAGCCACAACCGCAAATGGCAGCACCAGCAGCACCACAGCCACAAATGGCTCAGCAGCAGGAGCCGACGGCGCCAATTGGCGATCCGCGTTCCATGATCGATCAGGCTGTCGCCAATGCGCAGCCGACACAAGCTGAACAGATTGCGCAGTTGCAGGCCATTGCCCGCACTGGTCCGATGGGTCAGCAAATGGCAACGGCACAAATGAACAACCTGTTCGGCAGCAAAGTTGGCCGCTACAAAACGACTGTCATGGCTGACCCGGTTAACGGCGGTTTTATTCAAGTCACGGAAGATTCGGCGACTGGCGCAACACAGCATCAGCGCATTGGTGGTGGTGGCGAAAAGCTCGTGACAGGGCAAACTACAGACGAGCACGGCAACCGCCTGAACGTACACAAAGACGGCAGCACATCAGCAATGCTCGATGGCAGCGGTAAACCTGTTGTCGATTCCAGCGTCGTTGCGCGCAATGACGAACAGACTGCGAAGATCGGCGCTGCTGTCCAGTCGAACGCAAATGCGCAGGCAGCTATTGATACGGCCTTGGCGCGAAACAAGCGAATTGCGGAACTGTACGACTCGACGGAAACAGGCCCCTTCGTTGGCCATCTACCTAACTGGTCCAAGGAGCGTCAAGAGCTGCAAGCGTTGCTTGCACAGGACTTGTTCGGCGAAACCCGTAATGCACTTGCGGGTGCCGGTGATGCTGGCGGCGCTCCACGAATGGCGCAAAGCGAATTCAGATACATGCAGGAAAACGGCGGCTTGAAACAGACGACCAACGCGCAGACCGCAAAGAATCTTATCGCCAGTATGAACGAGCAATTGCTCAAGCAAAAGCAGGCATTGCAGGATTACGCGGCCAAATTGCAGACCACTGCTCCGAGTGCCGCGAGTGCTGTTCCAGGTCGCGGCCAACAGGTTAGCGCCGCACAATACGGGTTCAAATAATGGCTGATCTACTCATCGATAATCCGAACTGGCAGCAGTTCGCAGGCGGTCTTGAACAGGATCGCGGTTTGCATCCGGGCTTGCTCGCAGGCGTCTTGAAAAACGAAACGGCGGGCGGTCATCCAGATGTGGTTGGCCGCACCTCGCCCGCGGGCGCTCAAGGTGCATTCCAGTTCATGCCCGGTACTGCTAAACAGTACAACGTCAATGTCCTCGATACTGCTGACTCGACTCGTGGAGCTGCCGACTACCTGGGTGATCTATCGAAGAAGTACGGTGATCCCTTGCTTGCGGGTGCTGCTTACAATTGGGGACCGGGCAACGTAGACAAGGCCATCAAGGCGGCTGCGGGTGCCGGTATTCCCACTGATGCGTTGTCGCTTGCTAATCACGGCTTTCTACCGAAAGAGACCTCCGCTTATGTTGCGAAGCTGGCCGGGCATTTGGATTCGGCGTCTTCCGGCGTCCAGCCGTTCAGTCCTGACGTAGTGGCCTCGACCCAAAATGCTGTCGTGGGCCTGATCCAAAGTGGCGCATCTGCTCAAGCAGTCGTGCAGGAGCTTGCGAAATCGCCTGTGGCGTCCATGATCCAGCGCATGACATCGAGCGGCATGTCGGCAGACGACATCGTGCAGCAGGTTGGCGGCTCGCCATTAGCGCAATACCAAGCAGCTCGACAGAAAGTAAATGATCAAGGCTTCGCGACGAACCTCGTACAGGGCGTGGGCAATGCCGTTTCTGACATGGCCGGTGGTATTCGTCAATTGGCAAATCGCGTAACTGGCGACGATGCCACGCTTAAGCAGTTACAAGCACAACAGGCCAAGGCCGAAGCCGATCCAACACGTCAGGCACTCGGTAACACAGTAGGCGGTCAGATCGGTAATGTGGGTACGAAGGCATTGCCATACGTCGCTGCCGGTCTGGTTGCTCCCGAAGGATTGATTCCGGCCTTGATTGCAAACAGCGCTGCCGGTGCTGCATCGGGTGCAGTGACGCCGACAACTGGCGACGGTCAGATTTTGAAGAACATCGCTACCGAAGGCGCATTTGGCGCGGTCGGCGGTGGCGTCGGTTATGGGGCAGGGAAGGGCTTGGCTGCGATCGCATCTAAATCTCTAGGTGGCGATGCCGCTGCAACTGCACGACTCGCTGATGCACAAGCTCAAGGATTGCCGACCACCGTTGCAGGAGTTAACGGGCCGAATGGCTTCTGGCGCAACATCGTGGATTCGATGCCGACATCCAAGGCCGTCATCAGTAGTCAGGCAGACGGCGAAGCTGCAATTGCGGGCAAGGTCGCGGAAGGCATGGGACTAAAGAACTATGCGGGACCAATCGATACCAACATGTTGAATGCCGCACGTCCTGGCATCAAGCAGGCATTGGACGACGCCACGAACGTGCAAGTCTTGTTGCCGCAGTCGATGAAAGCCGATCTTCAAGCACTCGTGAAGCAGGGCACGAACCCACTCACGGAAGGTATCGCCAATAACAATGTCGTGCATACCGCAATCGGAAATCTCACCAAAGCTATTGACGCGGGCACGCCGGTTGCTGGTGCTGATGTCCAGGGACTAGCGAGTGAACTGAAAAGCGTTCTGTACAACCAAGGCACGACGCATAGTGAAAAGCAGTTGGCCGGACAAGTAATCGACAAGATCAACTCTTCGCTGACCAGCAACATGACGCCTGAACAGCAGAGCGCTTTCAAGGCCGCGAACGATCAGTATCGCAGTCTGCTTGCGGTGCAAAAGATGGTCAAGACCAGCAACGATACTGGCGTCGTCACTCCGCGCCAGATGCTACAAGCAGCAAAGACCGGCTCATTCAGCAATGCGTTCCTGAAAGGCGATGCGCCGTATCAAGACCTCGCGGGTGTCGCGGCCGATTTGTACGGCGCATCAGGCGGTCACGGATTGGGTTCGATTATCGGAAAAGCCATCGGCGGTCATGGACTCGACACCGCAGCAGTGCTCGTGCATCCAAGTCCGGTCACGCTCGCGGGCGTAGGTGCGAAGCAGCTTGTCTCAAGCTTACTCGCAAGAGCAGCAACTTCGCAGAACCCGACCATGATCCGCATGCTCACAGGTGCGGGTGGTAAGCCACTCGATCCAGTACTCGCAAACGCCATTGCCAAAGCGTTGGGCGCGACTACGGCAGGAAGCGCAGGTTCGCTTGGCGAATAGTTGGGTAAATAACGATAGCGGCACGTAAGCCGCAAAGAATAATAAGAGGGTCAACCCCATGTCATTTAATGGTTCTGGCACGTACGTGCCGCCTGCTGGTCAGCCAGTAGCAACAGGTACTGTCATCCAATCCGCCACGTTCAATACGCTCGTGACAGACATCGGCAATACGTTCAACAACGTGCTGCCACGCGACGGCCAAGCGTCAATGTCTGGTCAGCTTAAGCTCATCGACGGCACCAGTAGTGTGCCTGGCATCGCGTTCAACAGCGAAGCATCGTCAGGCATTTTTCGTCCCGCATCGGGAATGCTGGCACTTGTTGCTTCGGGTGTCGAGAACCTGCGTATCAACAGCGCGGGCCGTGTGCTGATTGGCACTACATCGGACGATGGCACCAACAAGCTGCAAATCAACGGCCCTACCAAAGTCACAGGCGCTCTAACTGCGACATCGTTTGTCGGTCCGTTGACCGGCGCTGTGACTGGCAACGTAACGGGCAACCTAACAGGCTTCAAGAACGTTGACAATACTAACGAGATGACGCTTGCCAACGGATTTACGGGCGGGCAGCTAACCATGAACTACCGGGGAGCATCCGGCGCAATCACGCAGGTGAATGTGGGTAACGGTATCGCTGCTAGTGGTGTTCTTGCTAAGATCGTGGCGTTAAACATCGACGGCGCAGGTAACACAACAGGTAACGCAGCAACGGCTACAAACGTAGCATGGACAGGAGTGACAGGTAAGCCGACTACAGTAGCAGGCTATGGCATCACAGATACTTATACCAAAGCGCAGACTGACGCGGCTGATGCCTTAAAGGCTAATGTAGCCAGCCCAACCTTCACCGGCATTGTCAACATGGGCGGCGGCGCACTTGAGCTTGGAACTCAAGGAGTTGCTGGTTCCCCGTTCATTGACTTTCACTCGTCTGGGCCGGGAAGCGATTACGACGTTCGCATCGGTGCAACGGGCGGCTCTGGTACACCGGGGCAAGGCACCCTCTCAGTCTTAGCAGCAGGGCTTGATCTTACCGGCGCTGGCAATGTAACGGTGGCGACCAAAGCCCAAGGCAACAACAGCACGTCAGCCGCGAGCACGGCTTATGTTGATACTGGTCTAGCAACAAAAGCCACGATGGTTGCGGCGCTGAATAACTACGTCTGGAATGCCGCGACGTTGCCAGTTTCTTACCCTGCTGGTATCCAGTCGAGCTTTGTGCAAGGTGTTGACGGCTGGCCTAGCTACGGCTCGGTAATGACCATGCGCACGTTCTCCGGCGGTGGCGGCAGCTTGCAGATGTACGTGCCTTATTCGCCGACCAATGGCGGCGGTAACATGAAGGTCCGTTTCGGTAACTTCGACGTAAACAGCGGTAACTCATGGACAGGTTGGAAAACCCTGCTGGCTGACGATAGTCCTGCAAACATCACCTATAACACGTTCGGCAACATCATGAATCTGATCAACACCAGTGGCTCCGGTGTACAGATCAACATGCTTGGTAACGGAACCAATCCCTCGAAGACGTTACGTGTAACTGGCGGCAACTTTGAAATTGTCAACAGCGCCTATTCGGCTGTCATCATGTCGCTGACCGATGCTGGAGCACTTGCGGCCGTCACCGTGACTCAGACCTCCGATGATCGGAAGAAGGAGAACTGGAAGCCATTAACCAATACACAACTTGACGCCTTAGCAGACATGAAGCTGGCTGGTACATTTGACTGGATCGATGGCACTGGTCCGTCTGTTGGTGGTTCAGCACAGGAAATTCGTGCCATCGTCCCAGAAGCAATCATGGAGGCGAAAGACGGGTCGCTGTCCGTCAACTATGGTGGCCTAAACTTCGCCATCTTGCAGGCAATGCTGCGCCGTGAGAAGGGGGCTGTATGACCCTACAAGCAAGCGGCGTAATCAGCCTCACCGACGTCATGAATGAGATTCGCTTAGTGAACGCCGGGCGCGCTTACCCGATAAGCCTTGGCGATGCCGACGTGCTAGCACTTGCGGGAAAGGGCGCATCGCCGATCTCCTTATCAGACCTCTACGGTAAAAGTTCGTACATTCCCATGAATGTAACGGGTCATAGCGACAGCCAGAGTGCAAGTTCGGCCAGTGGTGGCACGGTGACATGCCATCCAAGCGTGTCCGTCACTGCCGGTAGCGCTGGCTATACCTATAGCTGGTCATTTACGAGCAACCCGAATAGTTGCGGGCTGGGTGCATCCACAAGTGCCGCGTGTAACGTCTCGCACACATACACCACGAATGCCTTCGGCGGCGCGACCGCTACGCTTCAATGCATTGTGACCGACAACACAGGTCACGTAGTGACAGCCTCGGGCATCACTGCCGCGTTGGATTGGTCAAATTAACAGGTAACAAGCAATGGATTTCTTCAAGCACATCATCACTGGCATCGACAACAACACTGTTGATGTCGCACGCGTACTCTGGATCATAGGCGCGCTGTCGTTCCTTGGCTTATCGGCTTACGACATCTACAAGTCAGGGCATTTCGACATGGCTAACTTCGCACTCGCGTATACGGGCTTACTGACTGGCGGGGCCGCAAGCGTGCGGATCAAAGCAATCACGGAGCCGGACGCGAAATGACCAACGAAGTAATAGCAACAGTTAAACATAGCCTGGACGTTATCGCAGCGAGTGTGACCGTGCTTACAATCATCAAGGTCTTACCAGCGATCACGGCTGGGCTTGCGGCAATCTGGTATGTGACGGGCCTGTACGAGAAGATCACTGGCAGGCCGTTCAGTGAATCTAGGTTCGCTCGATTCCTGACCTGCAGGTAATTGCTAGCTCGCAGCGCGTTCACACTATCCTGATTAATCAATCACCTTCTGGTTTGCTCAACTTACTGTAAGTCAACTGCATCTTCTCATCGGCTCTAAGTTGATCAAAAGAATTGAGTAGATCATAGTGTCTCTTCACCGTTTCTAAATTTTCGTTGGCATTGAGTGAATTTTCTCGTACAGATTTCATCCAATTATTAAAACAAAAATACCATGATGGGTAACCCTTATTTTTACTCATGTAATTCTCCTAAAAGCACTAGTTTAAAGTGCATCATGCCGAACCGCAAATACATCGACGCACACAAATCAATTAGTTCTTTCCTTCGATCTCTGGGAATAGCGTAGCGACCAGGAGCTTGCGACTTTCTGGGTGTTGGTGTTTTGGTTTTCTTCCAGGTGGCGAGCCGGCGTTTCTCGAAGAGAAACAGGCCGCTGGAACGAAGTGACTTCTGGGGTTTGAGTAATTGGTTTGGCGAAAGCGACTGAAATGCCAGACTACTGAGCGACAGCGAAGTTCGGCATTGAAGTCCCCTGACGCCTGAGCGACAGCGAAGATGTCAGGTGACTTTGATTCAAGAAGAATCGCCAAGAAT